TATTTCGGCGTGAAATACGCTTTCAACATCAATAGGGTTAGCTGGTTTGTATGGCGGTTCTCCGGAAGGAAGTGCCCACTCAACAGTTGGATCGTATGCGTATCCTAGCACTGCTTTAAGGGCTGGGCTACTGTGTTTATGTAAAATATCAATCTTGGCTTTTCTTCCAGAAGCGTTTCCCACTTCCGATAAAATTTCATGCATGGTTAGTTTTGCCATCTAAAAATCACCTATATGTTCAATCAAATGTTTTAATTTATTCTTTATAAAGTAATTCATCAAACCTTTTCTTGGAGCTTGGTTTGCATTTTCATACTCTATTTTAATCTTATCAACTATATAGTCAGGAATGAAATCTAAGTCGACCATTTGCTGATTTCGTTTATAGTTCCTTAACATAATTTCATTACAGAAATCGGATGGATCTTTATCAATCCAGTCAGCAACTTTTTTAGCAGCTAGAGGACGCTGACGTTCTTTGGCGATAATAACATTATCTCCTGACAGAAAGTTAGGAACACCGTCACCTCTATCACCCTTCATAATATGTTCTTTCAGAAAGACTTCTGGATCATGGCATGTAATCCACTTTTTCATAACAGGACTATACTGAGAAACATTAGCATATTTTTGTAACTGAGCAAAATCTTTGTCTCCAGAAACAATGAGAACTTTTTCATTATTCTCTAAGATTAACCCTGTGTCTGCTCCATCGGAATGCAATTTAGTGAGGGTTGCAATAATATCATCGGCTTCAGCACGATCAACCTGTACAACTTTGTATGGGAAGAATTCTTTAAGCTCATCACGAATACCATTGAGACAATCAAATACTTGATTCCAGTCAATGGGAGATTTATCTCTATCTTCTTTTCTGTGAGCTTTGTAGTATGGAAAGTAATCTTTGCGCCAATAGTTTTTATCATCGCAACAGATAACCATTTCTCCATACTCATTTCTGAATCGAGAATTGTACAATCGAATGCTATTCAAAACCATATGACGAATCAATCCCTGATCCATTTGTTGTTTATTCATAGCTAATTGTTTCATCAAGTTACTTATCATAACTTGATTTAAATCTAACAAAATCATTTTTTTACTTTCTTATTCATCTTCATTAAAAGCATCTTCATCCCAATATGCAAGCACAGAACCGTTTTCATATTTTAACATTATTGTTTTGTCAACAAACTGCTGAAAGGGATGGGGGATCCCCTTATGTCTATATATCAAAGACCGTAAAGCCTCTGCAGCATGATGTAGATCTTTCCAATATTCATTACTCATTTCAGAAATTTCTGCTTCATCTAGACCAGCAGACAAATACTCAATCCATTCTTCTGCAAGTTCGTCGGCTTCGTAAAGAAGCCGATCTAGATCTTCGTCTACCTTATTGGTATTGGCAGGGGCATCTCCCATATTAGGAAATTTAATAATATTACTCATGTTTCCGTTATTCCGTATACATATCCGAGATCTTGATAGAACACACCATAGCTTCGCTTTGGTTCTCCGTTTTTATCATAAGAAGGAACAACGCAACGATATTTAATGTTGTTTTGTCCATGCTCACCATAAGACATATCTACATAAATTCCTTCACGCAAATATCTCTCAAGATTTCGAATATATGACTCTGTGTTAGACACACGAGCCTCTGCTCCTTTTACCTTTTGCCGCAAAGCTTTACGATGCTCGCTCAGAAGTTCTTTTTGAGTTTTAATCCAACCACGAACCTTTTTCATGCTAAATGGATTATCTTCGGGTAGTGCAAGCACAGATGCATGCACATTTTTGTACTGAGGAGGATTAGAAGCCTGACGAGCAGCACGTGCTTTTGCAAGGCGCTCTCCTGCAGCTTTTTTCTGTTCTGGAGTCATTTGGCGACGTTTTTTAATTTTCATATTCAATCTCCCTATACCACAATCATTTCAGCTTCGGTGACACCATTTTGTCGACGAACTTTATTCAATAAAGATTTCGCATCACGATACATCAAAAATGTTTGAGACATTTTAGTCAGACCATAAATGGTATATTTCACTTTATAAGCTGTCATCATATTGTATCTCCTTTAGATTACACATAGAGTCTATCGCATTCGGAAACATATGTCAACCCCTAAAATGCATTATAATACATTTTATACCACATTATAAATCTAGTAATACCTTCATGTATAGAAATTTTAGGACTATATCCAAGTTTCTTGAGCTTAGTCGTATCCGACCAAGTTTCTCGAGTATCTGCTGGATGTTGTGGGTGATATTGTTTGAGTGCAACTTTATTAAGATTATATTCAATCTCATCTAAAAAATCCATAAGCTGGACCTGCTTACCATTCCCAATACAATATGTTTCTCGTTCGGACATATTTCTTGTGACGATTTCTATACCCTGTACAATATCGTCAACGTATGTGAAGTCTCTAATCATCTTACCGTTGTTGAACAGTTTAACTGGTTTCTGCTCTAGAATATTTTTTGTGAATTCAAACAGAGCCATATCAGGTCGACCCCATGGACCATATACTGTGAAGAACCTGAGGCATACAGCATTAGGGATTTTAGAGATATTAAACTGGTGTTCATTGGTGGCTTTAGTGTATCCATATGGACTCAACTGTTTTCCTAGTTTTTCATCTGGCCCCCATGGTAAAGGATTACCGTGCATGGTACAAGAGGTTGATGCATAAATTACATTCTCAACTTCAGCTTTCTCACACGCAGCTATTACCTTTTGCGTTCCAAGTATGTTATTGATAATATAATCTTGCTCTAGCTCCATAGAAACACGCACTCCTGGATGAGCAGCTAAATGTATAACAAAATCATCTGGATCGACAGATATATCTGCGATGTCTTGATGGATGACTTTAATACTTTTATTCTTTAATATTTTAGCACGATCATATTTTATTTTACTGTCATAAATTATATCATTAAAATTATCAACACAACGAACATCATGTCCCATTTCTTTAAGTTTTATAGCAGTGTGGAAACCTATCATCCCCGCCCCACCTGTGATTAGAAATTTCATGCAGCTTCTCTGTATTGTTGATCGAATGTGCCATATATCCGCAACTTCACATTGCGGATATGATTACATGGTTTTCGTGGTTTCTTTTTGCAGCTGCAGCTGAATCCCTCTGGATGCATGGTGACTGTACCTTTGGCGTAAATCCACTCAGTTCCAACCATCCAATGATCTTGTGTATCGATAAGACTACTATTAAAAATCAATTTGTATACTCCGCTGGAACTGCAGATGCATCCCATACATACTTGTACATTTTAGGATCACCTACTATAACAACATCACTATCACCAACTTCACTATAGACTCGAGCGTCCATATACCTATGATAGTAAGCAGGACCACCGAAGATCCTGCGAGCTGCCTCGTACCGAGCTTCACTCATACCAACATAATGAACGGTTCTCATAAAAGAGCTCCTTTAGTGGATGTAATTGGTTAATGCATCATAGAAGAAACCTGAATCTGCTTGCATATCTTCAAGCTCACCTTCGGTTGCTTCCCGACCATCAATCTCAGCATATGAGATATAGGCATCGCAAAACTTAGGATAATCTTTCATATCCACATCTTCAAATTCAATATTAGTTACTTCATAATTATAAAATTTCATCAGCATACCTCCAAATATTTTTCTGACAATTCATCTCCCAAAACTTCAAAGCATTCATCGATATAAGATGAAGCGTATATGCCAGAAAGATCCATATACATATCAGACTCAACAAAATTCCAAAAATCAGTAGATCCATATCCTGGACGAAGATTGAAATCATTATTGATAGCTCTTTCAAAAGATGCAACTACATCAGCTTTGATCATAGATCCATTAGGTAGGTGGACAATTCTAAACATTTTTTTCTCCTTATTACCCACTCTTTCTAAAACAAAATGGAAGGGATGTCAACACCTAATTTACAATATTTTGATCTTTTTTTCAGGTTTAATTGCTTGGAGAAGTTGAGTCCATTCTGCTGCTCTGAAATCCCAGTTATATGTCATGTCAATCATATTCTTCTGATTTTTAAGTTTAGCAATCATTCCGTCATCAAATCGTTGCTTGATTGCAGCTGCTAATAAATTTACAAATACATTTCCATGTTGGTTCATATCTTCGCTGTATTGATATATGCGTGCATATCCGAGTGTTGTTTCTGGAAGTGCAGCCAAGTTTGGGCAAACCACTTCGCATCCAGCACTCATCGCTTCAATAGCGGCGATACAAGAAGTTTCTTGCCACACTGATGGGTAAGCAAATATGTGGGCTTCTTTTAGAGCCTCACGAACTACAGGGTTTGGTTTAAACCCATGATATGTCATATTAGGATGATTTTCAATTAATTCGAATAATGGTTTAAATGGCTCATCTCGTTCTGGCCAACCATACGCTTGAAAAGAAGAAAACACATCCAGATGAATCTTATCTCCCATCGTTTTTGCAAGTTCTGCTACGGCTGCATATACTATATTTAAACCACGATGAGGTGTTGTATGATATATTAATCGAATGACATCAGATGATTTCGAATGATCTTCGATAGGCTCAATAGCATTTTTCATAACAACACTTTCGGCGTATGGCACGCCAAGTCCCATGTTGTATGTTGTAAGCTGCCAATTCGAAACAAACACTAGTTTCGCAAACCTACTCCTTGATTCGGGTTCTTTTAAATGTAAAGCTTCAGGATCATTCCACAAATCATGTAGCCATAGAATATTAGGCTTATTCTGATCAGTATCTCGAACTCTAGATTTAATGATATTAAATTGTTCAAGCAAAGAATTATCAACACGTTGATACAAAGCTGAATTCATCAACTCTGTACCACCTTGTGCTTTATTCCATGTGCCATCATTATTCATCATAGAGACTTTATCAGAGTCATCAATCACAGTTAGTCCCATTATATTATAACTCTCCGTTAGCTTCTTTCAATGCATCGATCGCAGCTTTTTCTTGTTTAAGGTATTCTAAGACGTTTTCCGGTGTTGTTGCATCATAAGGATCTTCTTCACTATTTTCGCAAATTCCGTCTTCTTTCCACATAACTTGCAGTTCACTGTCATTAAATATGGCAGCAAATCTCCAACACCGTTCTCCAAATCCACGATTTTCAAAAGGAACTCTCAGATTTAATGCATCAGTAAAGTGTAAATTTCCATCTGGAATAACTTTGACATGTTCTAAGTTTTGGCTTCTAGCCCATGCATTCATCACAAATGCATCATTAACACTCATACAATAAATCTCATCAATACCATAGGTTTCTTTAAATTCTGGAGCTAGTTCTTCAAACCTTGGCAGCTGCATAGTTGAGCAGGTTGGTGTAAATGCTCCAGGAAGTCCAAATAATATTACACGCTTATTGTCAAATAAACTTAATAATGAGACGTCTTCCCAGCGATAAGGGTTGTCTCCATCAATACTTTCATCACGAACTCGAGTTTTGAATACAATATCTTCAAAGGCTGCTGATCTGAGATCCATTGCCATAAGATTACGATCATCCTCACGATCTGTAGTAGGTTTATAGTAGATCATTTTCCTTGTCCTCTATATTTCTTATATCCTCTTTTCTTGCTTTTATTCATTGAGGATCTTTTTACGTTACCGTTTCCTTGGGATGTCTTCTTATTGTTACTTAAAGATTCTCCAACATTAGAAACTCCAAACATACTTTTAGCCATCAAATACTCCACTTAAATCATATTGTTTATTAAATTCACCAATGCGCATTACGAAATTCTCAGCGCAGTTTTCGGCATATTGTTCGTTGTGTCCTCGCATAGAACGAAATTCTACTAATTCTTCTGCAATAAACATACCAACATACCAAACGTCTTTTATTTTATATGTCTCCGCTTTTCTGTCTTTTTCCCAAAAAGTAGACATAGCTGCAAATAAGTTTTTAGTCATACCAAACTCCATTATTGTGTTCTATATAGTCAAGATCCAAGAGTAGTTTTAAAGAACCCTTCAGAATATTTTCTCGACTCTATCATTTCTAAATACATTTTATGGGAGAGACCGATAAGATCCCACCCATCCAATTCATCAGACCATTGACGAATGTATACAGCATCGTCGCCTATCATAATCTCTACATCATTAAACTCTCCTCCATCATCAAGTATCGTCGTAATAGTTTCATCAAATTCAAATTCATTCGTGAACAACTTGTACTTCCTCCAACATTCGCTGTTCGATAAGATCCTGAGCAGATTGTAAATCTGCAATCAATCTCCCAATACCGACAAGAATGAGATTGCGGTCGTGCGCATAATGATCGGCTCGGCGTTGCAAATCTTTGAGGCTCAATTTAATAGTTTCAGCGTCAGCGATATTTTCAAGATACATTTTCAATCCTTTTATTTTACCTTCTTAATATACATGAAGGGCTGACAAATGTCAACCCCTTTATGCAAAATATATTGTAAAAGATTATCCAGAGATATATGGAGTATCGTCTTGAGTTTTCCTATACCATATTTTTTGATGATGCAATTTAGCCAACAATTTTCTAATCTGTTCCGTTTGATCGAGCTCTAGAAGACCACTTTCTATCAGCTCTAAATCTTTTACGGATAAATTAAAATTTGTATTGGGTCTGTTCATTTATTATGAATTTCCTGGATATGCATCATACATTTCTTGGCTTCCTCGTGATAACCCATTCTTGCGAGCTCCGCTGCCGCTCTCGAGTATCCAATCGTCTGCGTAAGCCGATCTAATGAAGACCACAAACCCGACAAGGGTGAGAAGATAAAAGACATTGTTGCTGTACTCATTAAACCCATCCTTTAATATTTGGATTACTATAGTGTCCTA